TGCTTCACGTGTGTTTTTCCATGTAGGCATTTTGCTTTCTCCTTAGTTTCAAGTTTGGAATGATGGGTATGGTCGCCACCCATCAAGGCGTCAGAGAGAACTCTCTCTTGATTACTTGCGTGCTTTCTTCTTGGGCAGTGTGAATGTGCCGAGGTACTCAGTTCCCGCCACTTGTGGCTGGTACATATTGATCTCGTAGTCCGCTGTGTGTGGCACAGGCACAAGGAACAGGTTGTATGAGTACCCGTCCTTGTCCATCAGGTCGAGCAGTGCGGGTAGGTCTCGCTCCTCGTTGGTCGTGGCCCATTGAAACGCGCTTGCGGCGAAGAAGTGGAAGTTTTTCATGTCAGCTCCTTTGGTAAGTCAATGTCATCACCCAACTTGGATGCAACGTAGCACCGCATAGCGGCGATCAGGTAAGTTGGTCCATGTTGGATATGCGTGCTCCCCCTGTCGCAAGCCATCCATTCAAGCCCAATAACAGGCGAGCCCTCGGAAACGGTTATTGCCTCACGCTCAATGATCGGCCCACCTTGTGACCAGTTGGTTGATGGGGTGTAGACGCCGTATCTCAAAGAGTACACAACGCCCGTCTTGGTGTTAAGCGTTTCGGGGTCAAAGCCCTCACACTTCGCTACCGCCCAATCAAGGGCAGCGCCTGTCAGTTCACTCGTCTTCATTTGCTTTCTCCTAGTAGTTGGTTGAGTAGTGCCTGAGCACTCTTGCAGTCGAACAGATGCTCTTCATAGCCGTCCACTATTGCCTTGCGTGTGCGCCCCGACTCGCCGTGTTGCTCTTGCATTTGCTCGGGCGTGTATCTTTTGAACGCCGCTTTCGCTCGATGCAGGTTGTCTTCGGCATTGCCCACCATGTAGGCCACCGCGCTGCGTAGTAGTTTTTCTTCACGCACCATTACATTTCTCCTTTGTTGATCTGGTCTATGCGGTGGCGTTGGTAGAACTTCACGAACAAGTCATCGAACGCTGTCAGGAGGCGCTCTCTGTTCGTTGTGTCGGCTACGTAGAACGCCCGAGCTATATGCCCTGCGAAGCTACCGCCTTCGCTCTCCATGAGTAGTGCTGCGCTGAGCAGCATGTCGTGGTCTAAATCCATTGCTTTCATTTACTTTCTCCAGTTTCAGATGCCGCCCGTTGGGGTAGGCTCGGCTGTGTGGGCGGCATAGCACAGCCAAGTCAGAGAGATTTCTCTCTCGTTTATTTTCTGTACCGCTTGGGGCGGTTTGTTTTTTGTTTCGGCGCATCGGGTTCACGCATCCTGAGAAAGATACGGAGTGCCTTGAAGTTGTCGTCTTCTTCCTCATCCCAGTCGGCCACAATGTCTTGCAAGGTGTGATTTCTGTGTGACGGGTTCTTCATCCGGTACTCCATGCCTGCGTCATACAGGTGATTGAAGGCGTGCCATGTTGGGGGTACAGGTTCGTTTCTCATGTGCATGGTGCGCCGCAGTGCAAACTTGATACGCTCAACAGTGTTCTCACATTTATCCAGCGCCTCCAACTGTTCTTTCGTGGCCACGTCACGCTGCTCTGCAATGACGGCTTTCACCACGTCCAGTTCCTGATTGGCAATGTCCAGCTCGTTGAGCGTGCGTTTTTGTAACGCCTCGATGTCACGCTTGAACAGGTCAGGGGGTATGCGGTAGCTGAACGGGTTGGGTCGCTTTGTCTTTGGCCTCTCGGGTATGGCGTCAAACAAAAGTCGGATGCGCTCTTTGGTGCGTTGGTTAATCCAGTCTGTCCAGTGTGCGCCTTTGTTGGGCATACCACGCTCAGCAGCCAGCTCGGTCGGTGTCTTGGCATACTCAATCTGAGCAAGGCGGTCGCGCTTCTCAAGTGTCTGCTCCCGAACAAATATCGACACAGTGGCTTTGCGGCCCTCGTCTATCTGCATCTTTTGCAAACCAGCAAGCAGCTTCTCCAGTAGGGTGATGTACTCGCTGAACGCTTTGTGTCTTTCAGGTGCTACATCAAAGGACTTTAGTGATAGCCCGACCTTGGCGTTGCTCAGTTCGTACTTCAGCGGTGCGATCAGGCGGTGCCACGCCTCCCCGTGGTAGATCGTGGTCAGCTTCGCCCTTCGGCTGGCTTTGCGTTGGAGTCTGCGGTGCTTGTCGGCGATGGTGAGCAGGTTTGCACGGATGCTCATAGGCAGGCCGCTGTTCGCAATGTAGTTGAGGGCCTCGTTCTCAGTAAGGCTCACGAGGTGCGACATGAAGGCATCGTCGTTGATGTCCATGATTAAAGTCCTTTAGTGTTGAGGAGGCTTGATTGTAACCCAGATCAAAAAAATTGGACGGGGTCTTGGACGGAGCGTAGGCCCCGTGGATACGTGGTTTCGGCAGAAAGTGTCCAGACTAACTATCGGTTTTCCAAACCATATAACCAGTCAGCTTTAAAAGCAAGGTTTCCAAGAAGGAGAAGCTGCACACTTATAGAGATGTTCTTCCTTATCTATATAGTTTATTAAATAGATAGATAGTATGGACAGTTTTGTTTGAACGCCAGCATCCATGCGGGTTAGACGCCGTCCGTGATGCCGTCCAAATTTTTTAATCTGGGACAGTGTTTTTTGGAGAGAATTTCTCTCTCAAAAGCCGGGAAGGGCTTGCTGCTGGCGTATGCCGACCTCATGCCATAGCTGAGAGACAGAGGCGCAGGGGATACTGATGGTGGTGCCGACCTTGCTCACGAGGTGGATGGTGTACGTAGTGTCACGCTTGCCGTTGGGGTAGTAGGTCTGAGCGCACCAGAGTGCGCCAGCTTGGTCACGCCATTGGGTCAAGGTCTCGATGGTGGGTTGCTTGGTGTTACGCATGGAAGTTTCTCCAGAGGACACGCTGGCAAGACGTGGGTGTGCCGTAGGCGAACGCCGTTTGACACGGGGAGGAACAGCGGGCCAGCCTCGCCCGCTGAATTCGAGAGAGAAATCTCTCTGAGAAGCGTTCTCATTTACTTGGACACGGCACGCAAAGCCTTGATTGCATCCGCCACGTTGTCGAACTGCGCGAGGTAGGCTTCGGCGGCGGCACGCACGTCACGGCTCAGGCGCATGGACTTGGCAGGCTCGGCGGTCTTAGGCTCGGGGCGAATCACCATGTAACGGAAGTCGGCGCTGGCGCGGTCGATGGCCTTGACGTTCTCGGGCTTGGCGCCAGCGCCCTTGCCCTCAGAGAGAATTCTCTCTGCGTTCTTCACGCCTTGGCCCTCAAGGTGGCCAAGCATCCAGCGTTGGCGCAAGTCTTTGCGTTGCTCGGGCGTCGCCTCAAGGTAGGCCGCGTGGAATGGGTCGGCGGCCTCACGTACTTTGCGGCTCATTGCGCCGGTGTTGAAAGCGAATTGCTGAATGGTCAATGTAGTCATGGAAGTTTCTCCGTTGGGTTGAGTGTCTTGTGAGGCCAATCCCCACTCGACAAACCCTAGTTTCCGGCAACCCCTGTTTGATCGGCCTCGATGCCCTTATTTTCGAGGCAAAAAGGTCACTTTCTCGACCCCACCATACCCCCATCGGCCTATATTGGAGCGAACAGCGGCGTCATAGTACAACACTGTTCCCCTCCCGCTCCCACCAGTTTGTAAAAACTTAGACAACCGCCGGACAACTCAACGGCAAAACCAAAATCCAGAGACCACCCCCCTGTATAAAAACACACCCCCTCCAAAAAATTTCTAAAAATTTTTGAAAAATTCAGGGCGAAAAAAAGCCCCGGTTTTTGGCCGGGGCTTAAATGGGTCCCTTGACCCAAGGAGAAAGCAAAGGAACAACAGGTTGCGCCAATGCCGGATGTGAGTATATACTCCGCTCATCGGGACAGCAACCCGCAACTCCTCTGGGAACAAATGTTAGATCACCTCCTTGACTTCGACCCCGAAGTTTTGCCAAAGTCACAAGCGCCGTCTCCTGCGGAGAAGGTAGCTCCCGTTGAAGTTCTCAACGGCAAGATCAGCACCAACGACTGGCTCAAGGAAATGGGAGTCCCGGACGCCGAGACGGCGGTCTCTGAGTTGGAAAAGCAGCAGGCACGGGAAACCTTCTCGGCCATGACAACCGCCTCCCCCATCCAAACACAGCATGAGCTGGTCTCCAAGATAGAGACCCCTGCGGCTGTGCGCCATCTGGTGGGCATGCTGACGGCCTACGACTGGGAGTTTGTGCACCAAGCCAAAGAGTTGCGTGGGTACGCCGTGGCCAAACTGCTGGAAGAGTGCGAAAGCCCCAACGCCAACATCCGGCTCAAAGCGCTGGGCCTGCTCGGCAAGGTCACCGAAGTTGGTCTGTTCACTGAGAAGATCGAGGTCAAGAAGACCGACATGTCCGAGGCCGAGATCGACCAGCGCCTGAAAGAAAAGCTGGCCAAGTTCATGGATGTGACCGACGCCGAGGTCACGGACATCACAGAAATCACCCCCACCAATGACGACCAACCCGCCATTGACGCCTGAGCAAGCCTCGGCGCTGTTCAAAAACCTTGGCAAGCTGTCAGCGGCCGAGAAGCTGGAGGCGTTGGAGCTGCTGGACAAGGCGCAAGAGCACAAGCAGAAAAATCTGGCCCGATCGGACATGATCGAGTTTGCCAAGGCGGTGTATCCGGGCTTCAAAATTGGGCCGCACCACAGGAAGCTGGCCAAAATCTTCTCCGAAGTTATCGCCGGGACCAAAAAGCGCGTGATCATCAACATCGCGCCACGTATGGGTAAGTCTGAGTTCAGCTCTTATCTGTTCCCGGCGTTTTTCTTGGGCAACTTCCCCCAAAAGAAGATCATCATGGGCACCCACACGGCTGGTTTGTCGGAAGACTTCGGCCGCCGGGTGCGAAATTTGCTGGCTGACGAGGACTACCATGGTCTTTTTCCACAAACACTGGTGGCCGACGATCAAAAAGCTGCCGGTAAATGGTCTACAAGTGCTGGTGGTCAGTACTATGCTGCTGGTGTCGGCGGCGCTCTTGCTGGCCGTGGTGCTGATTTGTTCGTTATTGACGATCCTCACTCGGAGCAGGACGTCAAGGCCAACTCACGGTTGGCTTTCGACACTGCATGGTCTTGGTTCCAGACAGGCCCGCTCCAGCGACTGATGCCGGGTGGGGCGATCATCATCGTGATGACGCGCTGGGGTAAGCTGGACCTGACCGGACGCCTGATTGACTACCAAGCCAAGAACCCAGACGCTGAGCCGTGGGAGATCGTGGAGCTTCCGGCCATCCTGCACGAAGATACTGAAAATGAAAAAAGCCTTTGGCCAGAGCAGTGGCCACTGGCCACGCTCAAAGCGACAAAGGCCAGCATTGACCCCCAGTACTGGAACGCCCAGTACATGCAGCAGCCCACCAGCAACAGCGCAGCGATCATCTCGCGCAAGTCTTGGCGCATCTGGGAGAGGGACGACCCACCCCGCTGCGACTACGTGATCCAGAGCTGGGACACGGCGTTTGAGACCAGCAACACAGCCGACTATTCCGCCTGCACGACGTGGGGCGTGTTCTACAACGAGGAGGAGCGCGATCAGGCGCAGGTCATC